AGCAACACAGGTAATTTACCATATTTTACTACAGCTTCGTTTACATCTTTAATTGGTTTACCTTCATTGTTTAGTCCCCATTCAGGTAAGCTTACTTGATATCCTAGCTCCATAGCTAGATCACATAACTCTAATCCTGTTTTATCTTGATCGGGAACTACAATAATTGTTCTGTTTAATCTTCTTAACAATTCTTGTTGTTCTAAACTGATTGTACTAGTACCCAAAGCACAACCATCTATACTTAACGCATCAAATATTCCTTCAACAACGATACAAATAGACCATTCAGGTTTTTGAAAGTCATAACCAAATAAGTATCCTGTTGGTTGATCATTAAGATACTTTGGTTTTCTGTCGTCTAAAAATCTACTTGTATTACCAACAATCGTTCCTTTATATGTAAAAGGAACAATAACTCTGTTTGAGTTTCTTCCAATATCGTTTGTAGTAACTAAAAAAGGATACTCATCATATTTTATTTTTCTGTTTTCTATGTATTCAATAAATTTATGATGTTTAGGATTGTTAATATCTAAAACTTCACTATTTTTGGGAAGTTCTTTTTCTTTAAAGTTGATGGCTACATTTCTTACTGCGGGTGTAATGTAGTCTAAGATGTCTTTGTTTTGTAAACTTTCTAAACCGATCTTTGTGATCAAGTTTTCGTCTGCTCCGCACCATTTTAGAAATAATTTAGTATTAGCAGACAGAGGCTTGCCTAACTCAAACCTACATTTGAAATGACAGTTAAAGCAACTGTAAGTAAAGTTGTAGTTGTCTTTTATTAAACCACCACGCATTCTTTTATCTGGCTTATGGCCACGATTATGGCAACAGGGTGAATTAAATGAAACCCAGCCCTTTGCTGTTGTTTTTCTTTTGCCGGGAATAATTGTTAGAATATCAAACATTCATTAAGTATAACAGATTTCTATAATAAATCAAGCGGTTATCTTGCCAAGATGTTGTCTACTTCGCCCTGATCACTGTTAAATTGTAATCTTACAAATGGATGAAAGCCTGTGATTGTATATCCCTTTGTTTCAGAAATATTAGAATATTCTGCTGTAGTAATTGTATACCAATCACTGTCTACTAATGTAGAGCCTTGGATAACTATATTACCTTCATACTCATTATACTGAGCCTGAACGGTTAAAATAGGATTATCTTGAGTGTTAATTACACTAGTATAATAAGTTAAATTAGAACTTACATTGGGATTTGTATTTGGAAAAACTTGACCAGTTGGTATCGTTACAATTTCAGAAGGAACAAAGGATGGTAATATAGAATTTACTATATTAAGATCACCACGCGCACCCATGTTTTGGTCAATGAATACGGGATAATCAAACTCTCCTACAGGAATCTCTAAGCTGTAATAAGCTTTTTGTGTTGGAATGTCTTCTATTTCCGCAGCATTTAGTCTAAGAACTGCTATACCAGTTGCTGGCAATAATAGCGTTAATGCTTTCTTTATAAGCACTTCAGTGCCATTATAACTTATAATACGACAAGTAATAGACTTGCCTGTAATATCAACCGGCTTTTGTTCGCTGTTTAGAAATTGAAACTGTAGCTGATTATCTACGCCTTTTTGAAGGCTAAGTGGTTTGCTGTATTGAGGCATATATATCCTTCTAGAATCACCTGTACTGATAATAACAATCTGTCTGGGTATGTAATAAAAAACTTGTGTGGCATAAGACATGTTGTATTGTTACCTTTATTTTAACTATTTAGTCTTAATTAAATTTATTTGTTTTGAAACGGGTATAAATAATCACATGTCTATAGATAATTTTTTTGAGAAATTAACTTCATCACATCCGTTTATAACGGTGTGTCATTATGCCAATCAAGACTATGTTGGTATAGTACAAAACAGAGATGATATAGTAACTACCATTTATGACTATGGATCTATAGTAGAATCAGACCTTAAAGAAAAGTTTTTAGAATTAGGAGATGTATGGTGGTGGGAAAGTAATAGACAGCTACCAATTAACATCTTTCTAAAAGAAGAATGGACAATATTCAAACCTTATATACGAACATTTAATAACAAAAGTTTAGCTATATTACATGGTCCAACCGTTAGTCTAACTGAACTAGGTAAACGTAGATCAAAAAGAAGATCAATTACTTTAGTTAAACGGCTTTTTTAGCTCTTATCTTTTTTCTCTTTTCTTTAGCTCGTTCTAGTACAAGCTTGCCTACTCTATCATCAAAGCATATAGAATTTAAATGATCCAGCTCATGCTGATAAACTCTAGCCATTAAACCAGTTAACTCTTGTTCTACTTTCTCACCAGCTACATTATAGTACTCTACTGAGATATCTTTGTATCGTTCTACATACATCCAAAGATCAGGAAAGCTCAAGCATCCTTCTTGCTCTCTCACTCTTTCGCTACCTGAGATAATTTCTGGATTGATACATGCTACTAAATGATCAGAATTACCCATAACAAATATGCGTTTAGCAATACCGCATTGCGGAGCAGCCAACCCTATGCCGTTATGTAAAACCATTAGTTTTGACATAGCTTTTACTAATTCACTAGGATCACCGTCTTTTTCAAAATCCCAAAGTTCAGCTACTTGTCTTAGTACTTTGCTATCTTCACTAACAAGTTTAAGATCCATTTTGTTCCTCTTTAATTAAATTCATATGTACTGCCACTAACTGTCCATAACCAATTGCGTGACTACGCTTGAACTGATAGCCTCCGACTTCTTTATCCCAAACAGTCTCATTGATTTCTTTCCAAGTTTTTCCTATCAAGTGACGTTTAGCTGGCCTGATAACAGCTAAAAACATAGCTAGTCTGGGTATACTATCAATAGGTTCAGGCATCTTTCTGATCGTATCGTATTGTCCATTCAAGTGAATAAGTTGTTCTACTGTTTTTCTTTCACTTAACATAGTCCAATCAGGTTCACGCATTAAGCTAACCAAATGCTTTTCACTTTTTACTTTTTCATAAACATGAACATTCAATATATCTAGTTTAAAATATCCTCGTTCTTCTGCTGTTTCATAACTAATAGCTGCCATGGCATTAATAGGATCATAGGGTATGTTACAAGGATATATACCAGAAGCATGTTTTCTGTTGGGAGTAATGTTGCGCATAGATGCAGGTATATGTTTGATCTTTTCCAAGATCAAATCTCTATTACCAACGTCTATGTCTACGTCAAAGTTTATTTTCAAAAATTTAATCCTAAACCAATTAGTTTTTGATAAGCATCTTGTAAAACTATAGCTTGGTGCTCAGCATCTTCTAACGCATTGTGAGTAGTTTTAGTACCATACTTTTTGTCTTTCAATTTTACGCCAGCTATTTCGTATATAGTTCTTGTGTCTCTGATAGTATAAAAAGGCCAGGGTATCGGGTTAGGCTTTTCTGTTAATGTTTGTCTAAATGCGGATTCTAACACTACGATGTCAAATGATGCTCCATTAGACCATACACGATCTTGATTCCAACAGTAATGATAAATTACTTCCATGCAATCTTTTAAGGGCATTCTATTTTCTTCAGAAAAACCTGCATCAATTGCTTCTTGTGATTGTTCACTCCACCAACGTAGGGTATCATCACTTATACTTCTATTATAAATTTCAGTTTGATCTTCCATAGTGGGTTTAAGTAAAAGTCTGTCATAAACACCTTTACTTTTTGGATTGAATTTTACAATACCAATAGACAAAATCACCGAATCGGGGGTAGTGTTAAGTGATTCAATATCTATCATCAAATGAGAGGGCATATCATTCCCATCTTAGTTTAGCTAACATATATTCTTTATCGGTCTTTAAGTAAATAGCGCGTTTGCTGTCCTTGCTATCGTTAGCCCAAGTCCATATTGGCCAGCCTTCGTCATGGGCCCAAGCATCGTGTAACTCATAACTACGTCCCCAAATTACTTCACACCATTGTCTAATTTCATTAAACGTCTTGATTTGGTCCCTAGAATTCATACCATGAGTCTCTATCATATATTGATAAATATTACCGCCGTTGTATCTTCTGTCTATCTTTTTAAATGTTATTATTCGCATAGTTTCCAATATACATATATTTTATCGTTTATTGTAACACGTTTATTAGTCAACCACCAATCTTTTAGGTAACCTTGATTGGGGTATTTTTCTCGTAACCAAGTTTCTAATGCACGGGACCAATCTACTTGAATGAATAATTGCTCTTGCCATCGACCATCTATAAACATTTGTTTCTTGATTTTTCGGTTAGTGGGAACATAATCAATTATGTCCACATGATCGTAATATTTGAAACCCATTTATTGCCACCTCAAGATAAACCATTCATAATCTTTTGACTGTTCAAACGCTATTCTATTGTCGTAAAATCTAACTTCACCTAGCTTGTTTGTTTCAACCCATTTTTTAACTTCATCTAAGTGTTGATATGAAACACTTGTACAATGCCACCCTTTCATTATACACAAATTGTATAACAGTTCTTGATCTAATGAGTGCTGTATGTTTTTAGCAAGTTCGGTAATAATTTCATCATGCTCGTTTTGTGACAAGCTCATTCCCACCTCAGTTTAAACCAAATTCTATGTTCTTCTATTGGTACATACCAAATATCAGATATACTAAACAATTCGGAACCTTGGTATTCTATCTTTATATCACAATCTTCAGCCCACTTCCAAACTTGTTTTCGCATGGTCCAATGTGAACATACTAAACAACTTTTGGGTATGTTTAGTTGCTTTGATACATCATCTAATGAATATATCTGTTCGCTCAATTTTAATATCCGGCTTCTTTCAACAGGTCTTTAACTTGCTTTACTTGTTCTTTGTTGCGCAAGAACTTTAATGCCCATTGTTCGGGATTGATATAATCAAAAATTAATTGTTGCAGGCCCGAGTCTAAGCTTTCAATAAACTCAATACCAGATTGACTTTGATACAACATCCATGCACTGATCTTGCCGTTAGTAATCTTATGACAAATTTTATTCTTACTACCATATCGTAAATAATCACCAGCTTTAATGTTATCTGGTTCTGCTAATTTAATAGTAGTTTCAATGCTTCTAGCAATTGCGTCTAGTGGGTCTTCTTCTTTAAGATAATATATTAAATATTTGTTATAAATCTGATCACTAGTCCAACTATCAACAGAAATCTTATTATCTAGTAGCCAGTCTAAGTAACGTGAAATATTGATAGCATTGATATCAACACAATAATTTCCAAACTTTACAAACGCAATGTAATATGCGCTTTTTACAAAATCTAAATATGTTTTAGGTTTTCTAGCATTTGTATTTTTTTGATAAAAGATTGACCAACACTGAAATGCTATTCTATTTCCAGCGTTATCTTTTTCACTAAAACGGCGCTTTGTTTCACACATGTGTTTGAACATAGTTTGTTCACGTTGAAACTCTTTATTACAAAAGTCACAAACAAACTTATCAATTGCCTGAATCTCTTTCATATTGTTTAATGTCATCATCGGTAACAATTGTGCTCAATAATTCAATTTCGTCAATTTTTAATGCAGGGTAAATCTTTCCCAGCACTACTTTTTTCTTTTGTTGAAAGACAAATTCTTTTGATACCTCATCTATCGCATTTTCATTAGCGTTAGGATATATCTTTTGATAATATTTTTTGATATCACTAACCGTTGCGTTTTCTTTTAACAAAGATACTCTTTCACTTATCTTGGGAATATATTTGTGATATACTTTTCCTGCTCTAGGACTGGCAGCACACAACATTAACCATTGTAATTTAGTATTGTCGTGTTCTTTAGAAGCAATCATATAATTATAAAAATGCTTGTTTGCATGGTATTCAACCCGTTTTAAATAAGATGCTTGTAAATCTTTGTTTCCCTGAAGAGCACTTATCCATTGAATAAGCATATGAGGTACAATTTTCTTTTTTTGTTCGTCAGTTAACTTGTCATAATACCCATAGTCTTTATTGTCAATAGCGGCAATAACTTCAAACAAGTTTATGTCATTTTTCTCTAGGGTATCTTCTTTAAGTTCTTTGGGTTTTTTAGCAGCCATTAGAAAATCTTACCATAATCAACGATCTCACAATTCCTACTAATTTCTTTAACAAAGTATAAACATCTAGGCTTTTCACTATCATCAATAGGCACACATAAAAACTGACCATTTCTTAATCTAGGCGAGTACCAAGTTACGTCTTGATAAATGTCTACGATTTCTATTGGAAGAAAATCGGGAGCATAAGAATGAAGTGGATTAAATTGATATGCGTTAAATCCTCTGTCATTGACACTTGACAAAGGTAAAGTTTCTAAGTCTCCGTGTTCAGATTCACCTATCAATATTTGCCAATCTACCGGCATTTTAATCTTTTTTCCGCCCACTTGCAAAACTACCGCAGGCGAATTAAATGATTCTAAAAAGATAAGGGGAATAAAATAAAAATCTGGGTTCTGTGGATTTGAATTATCCAAAATCGCAAATTGTAGCTCGTCAATCTCTTCGGGAAGAGATTCTAAATTATAATAACTGTTTGTGTCTAAGTTTAATATTCTCATATTGATATTATATCTCTAATAGTCCAATTTTTCAATACTAAACGGGTACGAGGCTTCTTTGTAAAAAGCTTTTCTAGCACTTAAATGTCTTTTAGAAAACTTACAATCGCTAGTTATATCCCAGATGGCAACATGATCTTTATCCTCTGCCATGCGCAGACCCCTGCCTATGCTTTGTATTACTCTTACAAACGACTTACCAGGTTCAAGCATAACAATGTTAAACAGTCTAGGTACATTAATACCGACGGCTGCAACACCGTATGTGCAAACCAATATTCGGCCCTCACTCGTTCTAATTTCATCATACTCTTCTTTCCTCTCTGTTAATTTCATTTCTCCAGATACAAATACTGAGTTAGGTAACCTTTCAACTAACTCTTTACCTGCACTGATTCTGTCAACTAGCACTAATGTATTGCCGGTATCTTTGATTTTATCAATCAGTTTAGCAATAGTATCTAGTCTGAGTTGATCGGTGGTTAAAAATTTCAATTCACTTTGATAGTCTTTGTATTCTTTGCCGTCTTTTAGCTGAACAATGTTTACATGACACTGTGCAAGAACGCCTTGTTCTTGTAATTCACTAGCTGAAAGCTTACCAACAACTGGCCCCAATGACACTAATAATGATAACTTGTCAAAGTCAGCTTTTGGAATAGTACCAGTTAAGCCCCAACGAATTGGCACTCGTGATAGCACACCAGTAAGTAAGTCTTTTAAAACTTCTGCCTTTGCTTGGTGCACTTCGTCAACGATCACGCATACTACGCCTTCAATAAAATCGTTGATAGTAAAATCAACCGTACCTTCTTGTGTTGCTTTTAATAGATTGTTCAATGATTGCCAAGTACAAATAGTATGAGTTTTGTTTAGTTCTTTTCTATCTCCGAAATAAACACCAACATCTAATCCTAAGTTAACATAGTCTTCTTCTGTTTGTACTACTAATGATTTGTTTGGTACGATAACTATTGATCTACCATATTGTTCTACTGACAAAGATAGTGCAGCCGTTACTAAAGTTTTACCTGCGCCTGTTGCTGCTTCTTGTAATGATTGCGGATTAGCTAAAAAGGTATTTACAATTTCTACTTGATAATCTCTAAACATAATAGACTCACCTTCTTTAACATGACCTTTAGGCCAAGTTTTATTAGCAAAAGTATCTTCTTTTATTTGTTCAAATTGAAATGTAGTTTTGTAAGTGCGTAAGTCTTCTAGTTCAATGTCGTAATCATAACGGTCTATAATGGGTACAATTTGTTCAAGTAAATTAATATGAGTGGAACCACCTAATGAAAAGTAGCTGATCTTACCGTTCCATCTACCTAATCGGACACTTGGTAAATATCTAGCACCGGGTTTTTCCACTTCAAATTTTTTCATCAACGCTTTACGAGCATCAAGTTCTAATCCTTGAATTTTACAATTAACTTCATCGGTTATAATTATTTTAGCTGTTTTCATTTTATCTCAATTGGATTTGAATTTTTTATAAACACACATTTAGCAACAGCACCAGCTCCGCAGAATTTTCTACTTTCATCGCCGTGATATTGTAATAATACAGGTGTTTTGATAGTGCTGTCTACTGCAAAATCAGATTTAACGGGTATAACTTCAATATTGTTCTTTTCTAAGTTTTTAATTAAGGGCACGAACAGTTGTTTAGTTTTAAGATACGCGGTATGAACACCTTTACCTAATAATACTTGTTTAACATCTAACTCTTTTAACCATACAGCTATTTCAGTTTCATCAATTTCTGTTTCAGTTACAAACTCACTGGCAAACTTTTTGATCTTGCTATCAATTAAATCTTTGTGAGTTTTTATACCCAACCTAGATAATTTAAAAAGAGTTTTGGGATCGGTGTTAAGTTCTATGTTGCTTATACGATTACCTATTGGTTCGTTTACAGCAATGATATAGTAGTTATTATTTATGTTGACTAAAGTTGGTTCCCAGATTATATTGGGATCAGTTAAACCGGACACTTCCGCTAATATTCTTTTAATGTGATTACAGTAATAAACTTCTGGAAAGTATTTGGGAAGAATAGTATATGCGATTTTCAAAGCATAGGTACTCATAAAAGATATGTATGCTTTTTTAGTTTTATCCCAAACAAAGGTATTGTCTTTTAGATCGTCAAACTTTTTGATAAACTTGTTATTCATTGGAACTCGTATAAAAAGTTTGTCGTTAAGCAATGATACTCTTGCCCCGGTATATTCTTTAGTTGTTTCTACTACTTGTGCTTTCCATGGTAATGCTAGTAACTGATCTTTGGTAAGGTTAGTTTGTTTTAACTGAAGGAGATATTTTTCTACTAGTTTTGAGAATAGCTTATCCTGACCCGTAGTGATCGTGTTAGTATCTTTAATAATCATGGTTAGATTATTAAAGAATTTTCTATCACTATAATGAAGTCTAATAGATTTGGATAGAAAGAAATAAAGTAAATGTTCTTTTGTCTGCATAGTAGTATATATTACTATAGAGTCAAAATAGAGTCAAACTTAAAGGCAAAAAAAGGGACATCAATGTCCCTAAAACAAAACACCATCATGGTGTCGGAAAACTTAAATATCAAAATATTTTTTAACAAGATTTTTTATCTCTACAAAATCAGTAACACCGTTATCAATTGCATTTCTTGTTACCAATAAGGTTCTGTTGATTAGCTGTTTGGTTAACACTTCAACAAAAGGATCAGGTATATACATCTTGTTTATTTCTTCGTTGTCTTCAGGAAACAGATCAAATACTTCAGTAATCGCTTGTCTAAAAATATCTCGTGTTTTATCGTTCATGATATTACTCCCTTACTTAACCACGCTTTACACAAGTTGCTTCAGCCAGCATTTTCCAGTTCTTTGACACTTTAACAAGATCAGCAATCTTTACAGCCATACGCAGTGAAATTTCACGCAGATTAGTCAGATTGGTTTCCATGAAGTCTAAGATTTCAGTAGACTGAGCATCATTAAAACCATAATCCTCAAACAAACCGTTGTTGGTGTCACGGTGAACTT